AGCCGGGCAGATCGCCGTCGTGGTCTGCCAGCCGTCCAGAAGCAGGGTCAGGCGCTGGATGCCCGTGCGCAGCTCGCGCGATGCCCCAACGACACGCGCAACCCCGTCGTAGCCAGCCACACCGCGCGCAGCGTCCCACAGTGCAGGATGGCGCGTTGACAGGCGAATGGCGTCACCGACTGAGACGGCAATCCACGGCGGCACTGTGATGCGTGCCGCGACAGCGCATCGGTCTGCCGTGACCAGCGTTGTCGCGTAGCGCAGGGCGAGCGCAACAAGGTCGGCGCGGTTGCCGGTAGGCACCTCCAGCGACCATTCCTCCGCACCCTCCGCACCGATTGCATCGGGGTCGCGGATGACCACGGGGTCAACGCCTTCGCCGCCCGATAACTGCACGATGTTGGGTGCGCGCAGGCGCTCTACTGATTCGGCTGGCTCCTCTGAAAAGCCAATCAGGTCGCTGTCGGTGATCTCGCGCACCCACGATGACGCTCCGGGACCAGTATCCACGATGCGCAGGATGACTCGCCCGTTGTAGACGGCAGACACAAGCGCGAGTCGGCGCAGCGCGAGCAGCCCGCCAAGCAAGTCCGCGATGCTGATCTTGTCAGGCAACTGCTGGATCGTCTGCACAGAGTCGCACGACAGCGCGTCGATTGTGGATGCGTCTCCATCGCCAAGCGCCCCAAACTTATCCCACAACAGCATCGTGTCAGGGATTGCGTAGCCTTGCGGCGCGGGCAGCTCATCAGCCGCAGAGTTGTTGCCCGCCCCCGTGCTGGCAAGCATCTGCAGCGACAGGTCCACCAGCCCAACGCCATCCGCGGAGATCAACGCCTCTCCGATGCGCATCGTTGCACCGGCAAGCGACGCGGGAATCTGCCCACCGTTCAGCGCCTGCATGTAGTAGATCGCCATGCGCCCATCGGAGCCAAGCAACGACTTGCAGGTGCAATCCACAGTCAGGTCGCCAACGACGACGCGCACGCGGTCAACGCTGTCGATCTCGCTGTCCAGCCGCAAGAGCGCAGCGGGGCGCATCAGGTACGGATTGGACGCGGACGAGTTGAAGATCCATGCGCGCGACAGGTCAGAGTCCCACCAGCCGATAACCGCTTCTGTCGTGTACCCTTCCGTCAGACCATAGGCAGACGGCATGTTGACGAGGTTTGCCGGTCCTGACCATGGACCGTCACCGTACTGCACCTCATATGACACGACTTGGTACGATGCATCATAGAGCAGCGGAATCCGAAGCTGAAAGCCCCATGGGCTCACGGGGTCAAGAATAGGTGCGCTGTCGATGTACGAACCTGCGCTTGCTGCGGTAACGGCTGCGTCCCATTCCGTGCGCAGGCGTTCGGCAAATAGGCTCCAGTCGATGACCTCTGGCAACAGACCGTCAAACGGGTCCAACACGAGCAGCACGTCGAACACACCGACGCCAAGCAGCGTCCGCCCGCGCACGCGTACCGCCATCTTGGTGCCGGGCGAAGTGATGCACACGTCTTGCGACTCGACCTCACCGGCAACAACGCCAGCCACTTCGCGGGTGATGATGCGGTCTACCGGCTTCGCCTCGACAACCCATCCAGTTCGACGGCGCAGCGGTTCTGATTCGACCTCGCCGTACCACAGCTCCTCATAGACATCTTCGCCCGGTCCAACTGCGTCAGGGCAGACCAGCGTGACGCCAAGCATGACGCGACGCCCGCGCCAGAACAGCGGTGCATCTGCGACGATGGACAGCAATCCCGGCGTGCTGCCATAGCTCTTGCGCAGCGAGCTATCTTGCTTCGCCATGCCGGTGAACGTCGTACCTGTCTTGCCGCTATAGGTGTAGCGTTCCGCGCCGATGTAGAGCGTTCCAGACGACGACCATCCGCTCGTGCTGTCGACCGTCAGCGTGCCGCCGCCTGAGTACACGGATGCAACCCGCGCCGTGTTCCCCGGCTTGGTGAACCATGCGCGCGAGGCTGCGCAGTCGCGGACCTCGAACGTCATGGACATTCCGGCGCCGATGCCGGTCTTGCGGTCGATGTCAACGCCAAGCTCTGCGCTGTCGTCGATCGACAGGCAGCCGATTGCGCCAGCCGGCGTGTCGTCGGTGATGCGCTCGACCAGTGTTCCGATTCCGTCAATGTCGGCGGAGTAGACCACATGCCAGCCCCACGCGACTGCACCCCAGATGCTGGAATAGGCACTTGGCGTGACGGATGGCGCGTCGATCAGCGTCAGGCGACGGATGGTGTACTGCTCCGCTTCGCCGTCGGTCTGCAGGTCTTCCGCATCCACGACCCAGCCACTCACCTCGTTGTCGGCCGCGTCGGTGATGGTCAGCAGCCCGCGACACAGCCAGCCATCCAAGCGGTCTGCGGCATCGTCTCGCGCAACCAACTCGACCGTGCGCACCGGCACCTGAGTCCACGCGGTTGCGAGCGCCTGCCCGAGCCTGTAGCGGGTGATCTCGGCACGGTCGACGTAGCGCACTGGCTGCACGTCTGCGCCCGTCAGAGGTGCTGCCACGATTGGGGCGATGGCACCTGTGTAGGATGCGCTGCCGCTGTGGCTCGTGCCCATGCCGAGCCAGCGGGCGAGACGCGCATCCATCGTGACGGTGACGGTCGCCCCGCAAGTGATGGTCACGCGGTCCAGCGTCGGAGAGTAGGCGATGGTGAACGTGGTCCCGAGCAGCGCCGCAATCCCCGTCGAGAACGTTGACAGCAGGTCATCCAGCGTCAGCGGGATGCCGACCGTGACGGACTCTTCGCCTCCGCCGATGTCGGCTTTCAGCGTGTACGTTGCGACTGCGCCTGCCCAGATCCCAGCCCGCACGCTCGCCGTCATGGTCCCTCCGGCAATCCGAGCGCATCGCCGCCGACCTCAGCCTCCAGCGACCACAGATGCAGTCCGGTGCGCTGTAGCTTGACCTCGCCAAGCGCCACGCGCCGCCATGTTCCAAGCGCGACGGTAGCACTATGGTTTGGTGGGCTGGCAATCAGCGGGTGCGGACCTGTCGACAGTTGCAGCACCCACGCCATGCGCGGCGAGTCGGCAACCCGCAGAAGCTCACCGATGCCGGTCATGTCAGTTGCGTCCAGCACCGCGCGGATCGCGGTCCTGCGCTCTCCAAGCACGCCAGCCAGTGCAGCGCCAGATGCACCGCCGTTGCCCTTGGGTATCTGCCTGCGCCAGCGTTGTAGGTCGACGCCCGAATCTGGCCACAGCGAATCCGGCGGCTCAGGTCCATCGTCAGCTGCCATCAGCTCGATCCATGCTGCACTTACCGAAATCGAGTCAACTCCAAGTAGCGGGAATGGAAAAGCTGTAACCTTGTAGAAGTCAGGTCCTCCCGTCGTGGTCTGGTACCACGCCAGCGCGGTACCGGAAGACGGGTACCACGCGCGGGATGGGCTTTCGTACCAGTCGATCAGCGCAAGCCAGACTGACAGCCGGTTGCGCTCCGTCGTGACGGTGAACGTCTCGGTGTCCGCTCCTACGGTCACGTCAACTGACACGTCGGTCCAGACGTTGCTGCGCCCTGCGGTTTCGGGGTCGTAGTCCACGATCAGCATCACGCCCCAGCCTTTGCTCCGTACCCGGTGCGATTGAGCGCCGACAGCGCCTTGTTGACGCTCTTGCCAACCTCCTGCGCCGTGCCGACGACTGCGCCGGAGACGTTGATCGTGATGTTGCCGCCGCCTGTTCCGGTCGGCTCCAGTGACGGAGCGGACGAACCTGCGCCGAATCCGGTTGGCGCTGCGGGTGGCGACGACCCTGCGGCAATCGCAAACTGAGCAGCCGAGAAAATGCCGGCGGCCAGCTGCGGCAGACCAGCTGGACCCTTGTCCGCGACGGCGAGCGCGCCTTTGGCGATGGCGATCGAAGTCATGAACGCCGCCTCTGCCTTTTGCGCAACTCCAGTCTGCGCGATGCCGGCAACGACAGTCTCAGTCACATCGATCGCAAGCTGCTGATTTTCTCTAGCATCCTTCTTCTTGCGGTCGTTGGTCTTACGGTCCTGCGCCGCATCCAGATTGGCAAGCCGCGTCCGCACCGCAGCAAGTTCCAGCGCCCCGCGCGTCTGGTCTGCATAGTAGGTGGATTCCACCTGCGCCAACTCAATCAGCGCCCTGCGGCGATCCTCCATGTATTGCAGGTCTGCCTGCTTGGCAGGATCAACCTCCGCCGCGATGTTCGCCTCAGCGGCGGAACGGCGGGCGGTTTCCAGTGCCGCCGCGCGTTCGTCTGCGATGCGCTTCTCGAACGCCGCCGTGTCAAACAACGCCTTGGTGTAGGCATTTGCTTTGGCGATCAACTCGTCCGTGACTCGCTTGGACTCCGCCGCTTCCTCGCGCTGGCGCTGCAGCCTGCGGGCGCGTGCCTGTTCCGCGCGCTGCTGTGCTTGCTGGCGAACGCGCTCTGCCTCTGCTTCGACAGCCGCTACCGAGCCGCGCAACTGGTCCTGCAACCGCAGCGTGTCGGCGTCAGCAGCGGTCTGCGCCTGAACAGCCTGTGTCAGACGGCGGGTTGCCGCCTCCAACAGAACCGTGTCATCGCGGCGCTTGGCGGTCTGAATCTGCGCTTCTGCGTCGGAGCGTGCACGCGCGGCTGCAGCTGCGGCTTGCTCCGCTGCGGCAAGGCGTCGAATGGTGACTGCCTGTCGCTCTGTCTCGCGCTCCCTGACTCCAGCAATGCGCGCAATCTCGGCATCCTCCCGCGCCACAGCCATGCTTGCATCGGCAGCATGCGCCGCACGCTTGGCATCGATCGACTGCAGATAGACGCTGTGCTCGATCTGCAAGCGAAGCTCTGCAGTCTGGTTCTGCAGCTCGGTCAGCTTCTTGCGTGCTGACGCAACTGCCTTTTCCTCGCCTTCTGCCTGCGCTTCGATCAGGTCGGCTCGCGATTGCTCGACCTGTTTGGCGCTGGCGATCAGAGACGCGCGGGCTTGCTCGACCGTGGCGGCTTGCTGTCCGGCAGACAGCAGCTTTTCGGAGACGTGCAGTTGCGCGGCGAGAACATTCAGGTTTTCCGCACCGTCGCGAACTTCATCAGCCCGGAGCTTCGCGGCTTCGATCTCCGTCTTGCGCGTGTGCTCATACCACGCATAGGCAAGCGCCCCGATGCCAGCCACGCCAGCGGCAATCGGACCAAGTATGCCTGGGAAGCCCTTCAGGATTCCTTCAATGCCGCCGAACTTGTCAGCCACGTCTGCGAGCTGTTGCCCACCGAGCGATCCGAGGATGTCTTTCACACCCTTGATGCCGCGCTCAGCATCGCCGGACTTATCCGCAACCTCGTGGAACCGCTTCCCAATGTCGTCGGCGTTCTTCGCCACCGACTGCATCGCCTGTTTGGTCCGGTCTTCCGCGTCGATCTTGATGCGGCTCTGTACGACTGGCCCGCTCATTTCGACGCCTCCTCAATCAGCCGCGCCCGTTCCGCAGTCTGCGCGACCCGGATCGCGATCAAAGAGTGGCACACCCATGCGGCCCAGCCAAGCGGCCAATCGGCCAGCGTCGAGACATCGGCGCAAGCGTGCAGCTCTGATACAGCCTGCCAACCCGCATTGGCAAGCGCGCCGACAGGACACGTCCGCCACTCCCAGCCCAAGATCGGCACGCTTGGCGCCGTCGTGCATCCACGGCCTTTGCAGGTGTGGACGTGAGCGTATCGCTGGACGTAGCTGAGTCGTACCGCCACAGCGGCCAGCGCCTCCGCTACGGTCATGGCGTCTGCGTCATGTTGTCCGCCGGCCCTGCGGACCGGGATGCCAATAAAGGGCCGGCACTCAGCGCCACGATCAGGTCCGAGATGTGGGTTGCCGCGAAGATCGTCAGCGTGCTGACATCCACGCCTTCTTGCCCGTGGATTTCGATCAGGCCGGCAGCGCACACGTCAAGTGCAGGATTGTCGCCGTCTGTGTGGGCGCGGAACTCGGCAAGAGACAGGGCGCGCACGGTGACGCATGGGGCATCGTCCGGCGGCTGCTCCCCAGCGCGAACACGGGTCCAGTTGGCAGCGATGTCCCCGCCAGACTCAACCCACCGCGCTTTGGTGCGCTCCTTCGTGGTCAGGATGATCATGCGGCCCCCAGCAAAAGCGAGCTGTTCTGCGGCGCGGTCTCGGCAATCGTGCCGTTGCCCATGCTGGTCAGCGGAGCGCTGCGGAGCTTCAAGCCGTTGTAGAATCGCCCGCCAACGTCTTCGTTGGTCGGCTCCTCGACAATCGAGCAGAAGAACAGCAGCGAGAAGATGCTGCCCGGAGTGTCGCCGACGTAGATCGCCATGGTGTGCGTGTCGCGATCGATAAAGGCGTTCTGGTACGGTCCGTCACCGTTGGCGGTGATTGTGTCGTCACTCATGCGCGGGAGCTTCAGCGACACCTCAGCAGTGCGCTGCACCGTGTCCACAGCTCCGACGCCCTGCCGCGAACCGTGGCAAGCGCGCGGCTGAATGTCCAGCTCGATCGAGATTTCCAGATCTTCCGCGCCACACAGGGCGGAACCGTCGAAGGTCAGGCGAGCGCCAGACAGCCCGGTCAGCGGTGGAAGCACAGCCCAATCGTTCGACGGCACGTTCACGCCGCCGCCAGTGCTCGCGCGGTACAGGTCGCCGAAGATGCCGTAGGTCATCTCGACAATCGGCACCTCGCCAGCCTTCGCGCTGATCTTGATCGACTTGCAGACCGCGCCGATTGCCACGTCAACAAAGGACGCCTCTTTGCCGAACACCTTGAACGACAGCGGGATTTGTTCAGCCCCGTTCATCGCACAAGTGGCCGACGGCCAAATGTCGTCACCGTTCGCGGCTGCGCCAGTCCAATTCTCGACAAGGTTCACGTCGTCCGTGGAGACGTTCAGAACCCAGCCTAGCTGACTCAGGTCGGTGCCGCTGCCAACGGCAAGCAGCGAGCCGGGCAGGATCCCAGCCCCCAGGCCGACGTCGAGCTTCACCGTGTCGGTGTCGCTTCCGCTGATGACCGCGCCAGCGTCGTAGGTCTCGATCCACTGGCCAAGTCCCAACTTGAAGTTCGCTGCGTTGTTGCTCACGCTGGCGTTCTTGCTGCCCAGCGCGTTCGCCAGCAGGACCAGCGCAGGGCTGGTAATCGGACCAGCGCCGCCCGGCTGCTGCGTGGTGTGGTCGTAGCCCGTGCGCAGCTTGGTCAACGGGAACTTGATCGACAGCTCACCGCCCTGCCGCGCGCCAGTGACAGGCGGGAGCGACGTGCCCGGAGCGCCGGTCGCGTAGTCAATCGCCTGCGTCACGCGCGCAGGCTTGGGCATGCTGACCTCACAGGCGAACTTGGTGTAGTCCGCGCCGGTAGGCGACAGCGTCACCAAGTCGGTCTGTCCGGCAAAGGACAAGCTGACGTACTTCCACGATTGAACCACAGCCATAACAGCCCCCTACAGCGACTTACGAACCGCTGCCCACTCAGATGCTAGCATGACGCGCCCGATCGCCTCAATCTCAATCGGGAACGGCGCCAGCGGGTTGATCCGATGCAGCATGTGAATCAGCCGCGCCTTGTCTCGATTGGTCACGCGCCCAGACACGGCGTACAGCTCGCGCCTCACCATGTTGCGACCCTTCGCCGTTAAGGCAACATCGCGCGAGCGAACCTTGCCGCGCCCCTCACTGGAGCCAGCGAACTCGATGACGATTTCCCGTCCGATGATGCGCACCTGCACGCCAGACCACATCCCGCCGGTAACGCGATAGGTACCTGTACGCGAGCCAACGCGGCGGTGAAAAAGCTCCTCGTTCTTGTTCCGCTCAAACTCAGCGCCCGCCATCTTCGCATAGGCTGGCGAGATGACCACGCGAGACTTGCGCGCGAACGGCACCGGTGAATCGCCGGGACCGAGCATCCCGCGCGTGCTCACGCGGTTGCGCACATCGGCAGCGTGCTTGGTTCCAGCCCGCAGCGCAGACACCTGCCACGCCTCGACCTTCTGCGACTGCTTCTTGCTCAGGCGCGCAAGAACACCTTCCACCTCGAAGGCGAATCCACCCTTGCTCTTGATGCGGAGCACGCGGTCTGTCATGGCGACACCACAAAGCCGGTCTGGTAGGCACAGGTGCAGATGACCCGCGCCATCGCGTGCCGCTTGCTCACCGCTTCGTCTACCAGCCCTGTCGAGCGGTCGAACCTCACCCAGCGGTCCATAAGTCGCTGCAAGGTCTCGTCGGTCATCACCGCGTCGAGGATCGCGTCAATGCCGTCTGTCGCCGTGGCAAGCGCCGCGTCGGTCGCGCCCTTGACGTGGAACTCGATTGTGATGTCGCACTCGCCAGCGAAGTTCGGGGCAAGGCATGACCAGCCGTTGATCTCCCCGCGTTCCTCAAAGACGTACACGGCGACAATCGGCAGTTGGTGATCTGCAATCTCAATCGTGCGCGTTGACTGGATGTTTGCAGCTGACGGCACAAGTGCCAGCACCTCAGCAGACGCCTGCAGACGCTCGATCACCCGAGCGCGCAAGAGTGCGGGAGTTGTGCCAGACCGGGACATCGTCACTCCACCAAGATCAGAACCAAGTCAGCCATGCCATGCCCGTCGTCGCGCCTGTCGCGGATTTCGTAGGTCGCATCGGCGGTGGTCAGAGTGTCCCCAGACAGCGGGGCGGTGTTCAGATCGGCAAGCCTCACCGTGCAGATGATCTCCTGCATGGAGTGCTTGGCTTCTGCCGAGCCGATCTGAGCACGGATGTACCGCTTGTCAACGACGCCCACAAACGTAGTCGGGGAGCCCGTGACAGGGGTATGCGTCACGGACTCCCCGAACGTGTTGCGCACGGCGACGTTTGCGGCGTCAGCGAGTGCCCAGCCCATGCATCAGACCGGAACCGGCCAGATGGTCACGCTGCACACAGCACCGCCAGTGCCCGGGTCGGTCGAGACGGTGACGACAAGGTTCCCGCCCGCGACCTTCGCCTCGACGATAGAGGCAGCATTCGCACCCTTGGTGCGCACGGTCGCCTGCACGTAGTCACCGTTCGCCGCGCCAGTCGGCATCGACGACGAGATCGAGGTCTGGCCGCTGGCAACGGTCGTGGTGGTCACGATCGGATTCAGCGGACGCCAGTGCGCAGCCTCACCCGTCGCATCGGTGCAGATCCATTGGATGCCAGCGTAGTACCAGAGCGAACCGACAGCAAAGCCCTTGCTCTCGTCGTCCGTCGCAGCCGGACGGGCAGCGCCAACCGGGTTGTTGCGCCCACCAGCTGCGGCGACGATCTCGGGGATGAACGACACGCGGCACGTCGTCGCGCTCGTGCCAGCACTCTCCAGCGCGACACCGATCGGAACACCAGTGGATTCGAGCTGAAAGTCGGTGATGCAGTCGTAGTAGACCACATCGCCCTGCGTGATGGTGTAGCCGGTCGCCTTGGGCAGCTCAAAGACGCCCTCGGTCGCCAGCGCAGCCTGCGCACCGCTCGCCGCGTCGCCAATCGCCAGACCGACAAGTGTGCCGACCTGATAGATGCGGCCACTGGTCAGCGCAGCGCCTGCGGTGATGTTGATCGGGCTCCGAGGCCCGCGACCCAACGTAGTCATGATGAAGTCTCCTTCGTGGTGCGAGCCTTACAGGCCGTAGGGGTTCTGCGCGACGCCCTTCCAGTCGCCGACTTGGCAAGCGAAGAACAGGTCGCAGATCAGCTTGACGCTCAGGTCTTCCTGATCGATCACCTGCCGCATGCGCGGGCCGGGCACCGAGTCGAGGTAGCCGTAGTACAGGCCGCTGTTCTGGCCGACAACGTACCACGGACGGCTGCCGCTCGTGCCGAGGCGGGGATCGGCCAGCACCTTGAGCTGCTGGATGTCCGGCAGCGCGGCAGCCGTCGAGCCGATCAGGTTCGGGTTCAGCAGGCCCTGAGCAATCATCTTGTAGTGCGACGGCACGAGCAGGATGCGGGCTTCGTTGTAGACGTACTGGTCGGTCGAGCCGTCGCGCAACTGCGACATCAGGATGTCGACCAGCTCGCCAATCTCAGCCAGCGACAGAGCGCCAGCACTGCCCTTGTTGCCGTGCGCGGTCGAGAACCACTTGTTGCCGTCGCTCATGGTCGGGCCGGTGTCGCTGGCCTGCGTGAAGAGCTGGAAGAACAGGCCCTTTTGGGTCGCTACCGCAGCCGAACCCATCTGCGCCATGATCTCGACCATCATCTGAACGTCGTCGTTGATGATCGCCTCTTCGGTGATCTTGAATCCAGACGTGTACTTGGCAGCTTGGTAGGTCTCGCCACGGTCGCCGATGGTGCCGTACTCGATCGACCCACCCTCAGGCGTGGCGGCCGGAGTCGGGAAGGCATCGATCCGAAGCAGCTTTTCTTGACGCAGGCTGGCGAGGTCGCGGCGCTTGGCGAACTGATCGAACAGCAGCGGCTCGGCCGCGTATGCCTCCATCATGATCTTGCGGCCGAGGTACTCCAGCGCGGTCGGGAAGTCGCTGATCGTGTGCGGTGTCACGTCACCGCTTCGGGTTACGAGGTTCTCGCGAGCCATGAGCAAGGAGCGGCCCAGCATTTCGCGGGTGCCCATGCCGGCAGTCAGCACGCCGCGCGCCTCCAGCGACTGGCGGAGCAGACCTGAAAGCGTGCGCTCGCGAACGGTGGTGTGCATGGGGCTGTCGTCGGCGACCTTCAGGCCAGACCGCTGCAAGAGCGTGTCAACCACGCCACGCATCTGCGCATCCTGAGCTGTCGAGCCGTAGGCAGTCGCGCCCGCGCGGTGCGTGGTGACGGTCTGCGTCTTGGCGTCGTCGGCGGCGGCGCGGTCGAGCATTGCGGCGGCGGCGGCTTCGTAGGTCTCGGTCGAGGCGATGACCTGCTCCAACTCAGCGCCCGCGATGCCGAGCTTGGCGGCGGCGGCGCGGATCTGGATCTGGCGCTTGGTCTCGGCAGCACGGATCGCAGCCATGTCAACGACAGGCGCGGCGGGCGCGGTTGGCTGCGCCGGGGTTTCCGGCGGCTGGATGGTCTTGTCGGTCATGGCACTCTCCAGCCGCGTCTGCGGCACATCTGCCGAGCGGGTTCCCGCACCGGCGTCAAACGGGATTGCGACAAACGACACCTCCCACGGCGTCCACTTGCGCGCGATCCTGCGCTCCATCTGGCCGTCTGCTTTGACGACCTCTTCCTCTTCGACGGTGTAGCCGATGGACACGCTGCGGATCACGCCGCCCGCGATGTCCTGCACGATGCCCGCGACCTCTTGACGGCTTGCCATCTTCGCGGTTGCCGTCACCACGTCGCCAGAGATTGCGGCCTCGACGATGCACCCGAGGATGTTCTCGACCTCTGCCTCGTGGTCCATCAGGACCGACCCGGCCATGGTCAGGCGTTCGAGGTTGCAGCCGGCAACGTCAAGCTCTTCGATGTACTCGCCGACTCCCCACGCCCAACGCTTGCCCGGTGCGCCTGTCGAGATCGCAAGGGTGATTTCCCGCGTCTCCGGGTTCCACGTCTCAGGCGCAGCACGGGTAGACAGCACCCCGGCGGGGATTGTGCGGCGCTGTAGGTTCGGGGCGGTCGGCATAGGATAAACCTCTGGCGCAAGGCTGCGGAATAGGCGCAGCCTTTGTCAAGGGGTTTCTGCGGGTGGCGGTGTTTTTTCCTGATGCGCGGCTTGTGGAGCCCACGCCAACGGCAGCCCGAGGTCGCGAGCGACTTGCAGGTCTGCCGCCCACGACGCCATGACCTCGCCGAAGTCCTCGCCTTGCTGACCTACGATCATGCTTGGCGACGCGAAGCCGTTTTTGACGGCGGTCTCTGCGGCTGCAAGCTCTTTGGCCGGGTCGATTTCCTCGAACTTCGGGCAGTGCCAGCGGACAGGTACCTCATCGGGGATGGTCGGATCAACGAGCTGTAGCGCCTCGATGAACCAGCGCCAGACCGGACGGCACAGAAGTGGGATCACGTCCTGCCGTTGGATCTGCATGATCAGGCGGCGAAACTCCAAGTCACCTGCGCGATAGCTGCTGTAGTTCACGGTGGAAAGGTCGGTGGTAAGCCGCTCGTATGGCAGCCGCAAACCTGCCGCAATCTCTCGTTCGTAGATGCGAACAACGGCTTCAAAGTCGGCGCTGCTCGACATCTGCGGAAAGCGGATGTCCTTTCCGCCGCGCAGGATGCCGATCAAGCCGGGCTCAATCCGGTCCAGCACGTCTCCGTTGGAATCTTCGACAGCCACAGAGGCGCCGTCGTTGATGTCGCCGCTGGAGCTATAGGTCTCATCGCCGGGCACAACGAACGCCCCGAATGCTGCCTCGATCTGCGTCTTGATCAGCTTGTTGCGCTGCAGTTGGTCGAGCTGGCGAAGCAGCGCCATCACTGGGGATAGCCACGGCACACCATGCACCTGTCCGGGGCGGTCGACGTGCGTCAGAAAGGCAACGTTGTCGGCCGGAATGCGGATCGACTGGTAGGTCGGCGTGCTGAGCATGGGCATCGTCTCGCCCGGATGCTGGCGATAGAGCCAGTAGGCGACGCGCCGACCGATGGCGTCAAACTCTACGCCCATGGTGATGTGGGCGTACTCGCCAAGCGCCTCAGTTTTCCACAGGTCAACGAAGTCGGCCTCAAGCGTCTGGAGCTGCAACGGCGCTGCAAGCCCGTCGCTCAGGCTGCGGAGGCGCTTGCGAACGGCGACGGAGCCAGATTCCAGCATCGCCCTGACCCACAGGGTTTGCAGGGTAGCCCACGTCCGATCGTGCTCCACGTCCAGCTCGCCAGATGCCCAGCGCATCCACGCCGCCTTTACCTTCGCGTTTACCGCCTTGTCTGCGTGAATCGGCTGCGGGTGGATGCCGGGTCCGACGATGGCAGACACGATCGACTGGATGCCTTTGACGGCAAGCGCGTTGTTCCGCAGCAAGTCGCGTGACCGATTGCGGAGCGTCTGCAAGTCAAAGTAGACCTGCGGGTTGGCGCTTGACGCGCCAGGCTGCCAGTCGGCGAGCAATCGCCCGGCGTCTGCCCCGGAGTAGGACCGCTTGCGGCGTGGCGTCGCAGCGCGATTGGCTTGCTGTGCAGCCGGTGCGGCAGCTGGTGCCACGGTCTGCTGCGTCTGGATGGTCTGCTTGCTGCGGCGCGTCATGCTGCTACCTCACTGGCGCGGACGCCCGGAACGGAGCTGCGCAAAGTGGACGCTTGGGCGGTTGCCGGTGCCGTTCGCAAGCTCTTCCTGCATCCGGTCGCGAAGGCGCAGCATGTCGGCGAGACTGCGATAGGTGACAGTTTTGCCGTTGTGGCTGACGGTCAATGCGCCTGTGGCGATAGAGGCGTTCAGCGCGTCCAACTCTGTCTGAGTCCACGCCATGCTACATCCCCCAGAACGAACTCGGACGGCGCTTGCGCTGCGCTGCCTGCTGGATTGGTCGTGGCGCTTCCGGCGCTGCCGCCGGCGCTTGACCTGTCTGCGGCGTCTCCGAGTGAGATCGCGACGTCTCAGTATGGACACGCGCGGAAGGTTGCGCAACCTCTGGCTCTACCCTCAGGCGCAAGCCTGCCGCGTACCGCTCGTGCAGGGCTGCCATGGCGTAGACGGCGCAGTCCCACGCCTCGTTACGGGTGGCGTCGCCGCGCACCCAGACCGTGCGTTGCCTGCCCCTGCCGCGCGTGGTGACTGGCGCCTCTGATGTGTACTGCTCCAGCACTGGCAGCCCGCACCATTCCGCATCGGGAAAGTGGACCATCGCGCCCGGCTGACCGACCTGCTCAAGACGGGTGCGCCACGTCATCTTCGCGGCGTCGACGCCAATCGTGTGCATCATCACGCCAGCCCGCACGCGCTTTCCGCGACTCCACAGCATCACGTCTGGACCGCTGCGACCTTTGATCGGCCACAGCCGCAGGTGGCGATTGAGCCCAACCCAGCGGTAGACGATCGACGTGCGGTAGCCAGAGTCAACGCAGGTAGATTGGATGCGCTGCGTCTTGCCGTCAGCCCGCCGCCATTCCCTGCCGAGGTGGTCAGCCAGTTGCGTCCACGGCTCATCTGCTGACGTGTCGCCAACAATGACGTGGTGGTCGATCAGCCATGCGGACTCTCCCAATCCCCAGCCCCAGACGCTCACCTCAAGCCGGTCGCCCTGCACGTCCACGCCTGCCGTCAGGATGCTGACGCCTACCGGGTGCCCGGATTGCGGGTAGCGTTCCCGCCCGAGTAGCAGCGTGTTCGCGTCCATCCGGTCGCCGAGCTTCACGTCCCATGGTCGGGCGAGCTTGACGTTGTAGAACACGCGCAGCTTTTCTGGGTCTATGCCAGCATCCAAGTACGACGCCACGAGAGACGCCCACGACAGCCAGGGCGAGTACAGCGCCGACAAGAAGTAGCCGGGGCGCAGTTCGGTACGCTCCGGGTACGTAGCCCGCCATTCTCCGTTTGCCAGCATCGCCGACTTGTGGCCGTGTGTGATCAAAGTCCCGCAGCCAGAACAGACCACGGCAGCATCCGAGCCGTCCGCCGCAGTCCAGCGCAGCGCCTCCCACTCCAGCGCCTGCATCTCGCCGCAGTGCGGGCACGGGACGTGATAGAGGCTTTGGTCGCTCTGTTCGTAGAGCGCCTGAATCAGCGACTCGCCCTGATTGGTTGGCGTCGATGTGACGATCATCTTCGCCCGCGCGCCGAACGTCACCGTGCGTTGCCGCAGCAACTCGACAAGCGAGCCCTCACCGTCCGCTCCACCGACGCTCGCTGGCGTTCGGTCTGCCTCGTCAATGATGGCGATTTTTGCTGGCAAGCTGGCAGCCTCAGCAGGGCTGTTGCTCCCGATCATGCGCAAGTAGCCGCCACGGTAGGACAGGAACCGCAGGGTTGGCTCTTCCTCGCCAGCCTCCACACGGCGCCCAAGCGGCAATAGCGCGGCAAGCTCAGGAGTCGAGCGCACCATTGGCCGGATGCGCATCTTGGCGTAGACCTCGGCTGTCTCAACCGTCGGCTGGCTCATGATCACGCCGCACGGCGCTTGGTGCATGCAGTAGCCGATCAGGTTGTTGATCGCCTCAGACTTGCCGAGCTGCGACGCGAACAACAGGATGATGGTGTGTGCCGTCGACCACGCCCCCATCCTGTCCATTGGATCCCGAAGGTACGGAGCGCGCGCAGTCCGCCATTTGCCCGGCTCAGCAGACTCAGGCGGTAGCATCCGGTAGGTGTCAGCCCACTCCGATACCGGAAGGTCGGGTAGCGGCTGCACGGCAGTCGCCAGAATCGAGATCAACCGCTCGACCTGTGTCGTCATGGCGTCGCCCTCCGAAGGTCAGCGCCGAACGCATGACACGCTGCGTCAATCTCCATCGCCAGCTTCCGCTGCGTCTCCAAGTCGTCTGTCACCCGCGTGGGCATCGCGATCAGCCGTTCCCGCATCGCACGTCCAGCACGGTCAATCAGCGCAGACACCTCGCCAAGCTCCACAAGCTCACCCTTGCGCTGGCGAAGGTCCAGCTCGGCTAGTTCGGCTTTGGCTGCTTTCAGCCGCGTTTCAGGGTCTGCTGGAGCGTCAGGGCTGTCGGGCAACTGGTCAGCACGTCTCTTGCGCGATGTGACCGCAGGGTCATTCGCCAGCCGCTCAGCCTCGCGCTTGGCATCTGCAATCAGAACCGCCCGACCTCGCACGGTTTCCACCGTCTGGATGTGGCCCATGTCGATTGAGCGGTACAGCCTAGCCCGCTCAATGCCCAGCTTCGCGCTTGCCTCGGCGATGATGACGTAGCCCGGCGGTGGCTCGGCCAGTTTGGCTAGCGTGGAAGGTTGCGATTCTGTTGGACTCTTGCGTGGTCGACCCATAAGTCAGCCTCTTTATTATGGTTTTGCGCTCATAGCTAGTGGGGAAAAGCGGTCGCCAGAAAAAC